GCTATGCCAATGGCACCAAGATGACCTTCGCTGGCCTCTCCAGCGGCAAGGACCGCGCCGACGTGATCGCCTATCTCAACACGCAGGGCTCGAACCTGCCGCTCCCGGCGGCACCGGCTGGCGCGCCAGCCGCGACCGATGCGAAGGTCCCGCCCGCCGCTGGCGGCGCGAACCCCGGCGGGAAGGCGGAAGAGCCGGTCGCTGGCATCGGCAGCAACACGACGGCTCCGGCGGCTGCGGGCAAGTAAGGATTCAAGCCCCTCCCCTGAAGGGGAGGGGCAAACTCAGTCACTTGTCCCGGTGTAGCCGGACAAAACCGATTAGAGTCTTTGACAGCCAATGTTAGAGCACTTTTCGTAGCTGCACCGGCCCACACGTCAGTTCATACCCAGCAATAAGTGGCCTCTTAGACGGCCCTTAGAGCTACAACGGGTCCGCGATCCAATCGAAGCCGTCGAGGCTGTTGTCATCGGTGCCGCGCGGCGCCTGGCAGACGAAATAGAAGCCGCCCTCGTCGGCCGCCGCGCGTTGAATGAATGAGTCGCGCGAGACCGTTCCGCTGCCGTTGAAGGGGGTCAGCGTCAGCACATATTGCGTGCCAGTCGGGAACGGGGCCGGGAAGTTCACGCGGCCCGGCCCCTCGCGGATGAAGCTGCGGTACTGCCCCTTCTTCGCAACCGACTGGCTGCCGACCGCTCGCGTGATCATCGCAAGGATCGCCTGCAGGACCTGTCCGTCATTGCCCAGATCGAGCGCAGCGTTGCCGCCCGTCGGCGCGGTGACCAAGGTCACGAGCTCGGTCTGAACCGTGTTGAGCCAGTCGGACGATAAACGCGTCGCTGGCGAGGGGCTTTCCTTGAACCGGCCATCGACTGTCGCGCCGGAGCCACTGATCTTGTGCATTGTGAACGTCCTTTTACGGGATTGGATTGCCGTCCCGGATCAGCGGGCGACCGTCGCCACCACCACCACCGCCGCCGCCGCCGCCTGATGCGGCCAGGACGGTGATGCTGACGGTCGCGGCGGCCGAGGTGCCGCCTGGGCCGGTGGCAGTGAAGGTGAAGCTGTCGCTGCCGGAATAGCCCGCCGCCGGGGTGTAGGCGACGTTGAGGCCGGTCACGGCGGTGGTGCCATGCCCGGCCGCGCTCGCCGTGATCGACGTGCAAACGCCGACGATCGACCCGGCCAGAGAGATCGAGATCAGCGTCTCATAGGGCGCATAGAGGCCGCTGCGGTCATTCGCGACCGGAGCGGGCGGGTTGGCGATCGTCACGCTGACCGTTGCGTTCGCAGACGTGCCGCCCGGCCCGGAAACCGAATAGAGGAAGCTGTCCGCGCCATATTGTCCGACGCCCGGCGCATAGGTCACGACGTCGCCAGAGACCGAGGTCGTGCCCTTGGCACCCGGCCCAGCCGACAGCGTCGTGTGTGCCCCGGTGATCGCGCTCGCCAAGTTGATCGCGGTGGGCGTGAGGTACGGCACCGCCACGCCGGACACGTTGCTGACGGTCGGCGCGTCGGGATCGTCGGGCAAGCCTTCCTCGGGATAGCTGATGACAAGATAGGTGTGCGCGGGCTTGGCAGCGTGGAGCACGCATTCGAGATCGATCGCGGCATCGCCCTCGGCCAGGCGCGTGCCCGCCGGATCGCCTGCGCGAAAATAGGACACGTCGCCAGCATTGAGCACGTGGACGCGCCAGACATAGCGCCAGCGCCCGCCGGTGATCAGCGGTGTGAGCGTCGAATCATAATCGTCCACGTCGGGGTCGAATTCGTGCAGCTCGATCTCGAAACCGAGCGACGCGGCCAGCTCGATATAGAAGGCCGGCGTCTGCCCCGCCTGATAGGCGAGCTTGCGCCAGGCGACGAGGCGACGCGCGGCGAGCGTGGTGGCGGCGGCGGTGCAGGCATCGGGCAGGCCGAGCACCCGCTCCCAATCGCCGAGCAGCTCGTATGCGGTCCGCGGATCGGTCTCTTCGAGCAATTGGTCGAAGCGCGCGTCAATCCGCGCAAATTCCTGCGCGAGCGCCTCGTACAGATCGACCAGCGTGCTGCCAGGCGCACGTGGCCAGGCGCGGCCAGGCGGCGACAAAGAGACGAGCTGGTCGCGGTAAGCGAGCGCGCCGCGGGTCATGACGCGACCCTCACGCCCATGTGATCGCCCCAAGCGTCGGAATGTGCCCGGCCGAGGGCGTGAAGTTGCCGCTCGGCACCGTCAGCACATGATCGGTCTCTCCAGCCGCGAGCGAGATCGCCTCGCGCATGTGGCTGATCAGCATGGTGCCGCCCGGCTCGCCCTCGCGCGCGATCAGATCGGCGAGCTCGGCGGTGACGGCAGCGCGAACCTCGGCAGTGTCGGGCGTCAGCGCGATCGTGAAGGCGATCGGCGCGGCAACCGGTGCCGCGACGGTCACGGCGGCGCAGACCGGTCGGCGATCGGCGATATAGGCCGCGACGCGCGCGACGTCGTCGCTGTCGGGGATGATCACCGATCGGCCATCGCAGACGAACAGCACCGAGACGGTGCCGAGGCCCGAGGCATTCTCATAGACCCAGGCGCGGGTAACCTCGGCCACTTCGCGCGCCCACACGACATAGTCGCTGGCCGATCCGCCGCGCACCGGGTTGCGGATGCGCAGCAACAGCCGGGCGCGCAGCGCGTCGTCGCTTTCCTCCTCCACGCCGCCGACGATCCCAGGGGCCGCGACGGTGGCGGTCGCCTGGACGCCGGCGACGGGCGAAAGGAAGGTGAGCAACTGCCCGGTCGCCATCGCGCCGGCCGTGCCCGCGCCCTCGGCCGCGACCGCGGCGGTGGCGGTGCCGTCGTCGAGCGTCGCGTCGGCGGTGAGGATATAGCGCGCGCCATCGGCGCGGGTCAGCGCGGTACCGGCGGGCACGGTCACGTCGCTGCCGGTCAGCACGACGCTGCCACTCGCCGCCTCGGCCGCTTTGCGCGTGAGGCCGAAGATCGACGCCCAGCGCGCCAGGCGTTCCTTTTCGGCGCGGTCCGGCAGAAAGTTAGCGACGTCGTCGAGCGCACCATAGAGCCCGTCGACCGCGCCGGCGTGGATCCGCGCGAGCACGTTGAGCACGTTGCGGCGCA